CTACATAAGCGAATTTATTTCCGTATAGGTTTTCTCATCGCAGCGAATATGTACCGCTACTTCCTCGTTAGTTTCGGGCTTCATAAGGTAAACAAACGCCTTCGAGTTATCCTTTTTACGACCACCAATCGCAGCTCCAGCAATAGTGCCCAGCGGTCCAGCGACTAAAGTTCCTGCGATAGCGCCAACAGCAGCCTTCCCTCCGCTACGTGTTGCAGATTCTTCCCACTCAATTCCGGTCAATATGAACGGTGTTTTCGATAGCATAGGCACTTGGGCAATGACCTCGCCGCAGTTATCGCCTTGAATTAATACTGCGTTTTTAATCGGCACCTGGAGTTGTTTTTCCGATAAATTATTACCGCCCGCTAGAATATCGAGGTTAATCCGTTTTTTCCCTGCATTTTTAAATAAGTCTTTTAAACCCATTGCTAACCCCACCCTTTTTACCGTATTATACCATATGTACGGAGAGACCTACGTAAAAGTTTCGTAGTCCCTCGAGAAAATTATTTTTCGTCCTTAAACCCAGTACCGCTTGTCGGATTATTAATAACGCCCGCAAGTATCAGTACATAAAGAATCTTTTCGACGTAGTTATCGAAAACTTCCGTATTAGCAATTACGCCAAAGTCAACGAGCGCCATACCCGCAACGGCTGCAATCGCAATCCATAACGCATAGTTTTTAAAACGATTCATGCTCGTCACCCTTTCGTGATTAAAACGTTATTATTTGGCGTAAACTTCACCTGGTCTTTATATACCCATCCGCCGATGTTGTACCAGCCGGTAAGGTAATCGTGGACTAGAAACTCTCCTTCGCCTGGCTTGATTGCGCGAATAATATCGGCAGTATAGACGGCCTCTTTACGTATTACCGTGTTTTCTATAATAGAAAGAACGCCGATTCCCTGAGTTTGTTTTGACGGCGTGACCTTCGCTTCAACTGGCATCGGCGCCTCTTTGCGTTTCAGTCCGTACAACTTAGCGATAGCATGTGCGACACCACTTCCGGCAGATTCTAAGACCTTATCATCACGGAGCTTCTTAATATCTATCGTAGAGTCCATAAAACCTCCTTCGATTAGCACTGCCGGCATGTTAGTTTTGCGAAGGATGTGTAGGTGCTGGCCGTTCTTGATTCCGCGATTCGTTAATCCATATGCGCTTACAATTGCCGGATGAACAGCTTCCGCAATTTTCTGCGACTGACCGCTACCCCAAGAAAACGTCTCAACACCCGACCACGTTCCCCATTTACCTGTGTTTGCATTATGGTGGAATGATACGTAAAGGTCTGCGCCCCAGGCATTTGCGCCGTTAGTTCTAGTCGCTAATGGAACGTCAGTCCTTCCCGTCGGATCATCGAACCGCCTAACATCTACTCCTTCGTATTGTTTCAGCGTTTTCTCGAAAGCGAGCCATACCTTGTTGTTAAAGTTCCACTCGAACTCACCGTCCGGTGTCCGCTTACCTAGTGTGACTCCAAAACCGCCATGACCTCCGCAACCGCCAATTCGCAACGTCATATTTATCGCATCCTTTCCTTATTTATTAGAGTCCATTTATCACGATACCGGCAAGACTTAGTACCGCGGTGATAGTTAACCCAATAGCCCACTTTGCGGTAGTTTTAATAGCAGCAATATCATCTGCCAGGTCGTCGATCTTTTGCAGTGCTTTATCGGCCTTCTGTTCCGCGCGCTCGGCCGTTTTCTTCGAATCCATTACGAAGTCCATTTTCGTGTTCATTACGCTGAGATCAATCGCCATTTGATTAATTTTGTCGTAAAGCTCCCGAGTAGTTGGTTCCGTCATTGTTGAACCTCCATTCCCTCCCAAAAATAAAAAGAGAGCCTATAAGCTCTCTTTTTTGATTAATGTTGGTTTCATTTTTACTATTGCCACTTTGTAATTAAACGCATTAACCGCGACTTCCTCTTCTACAATGAAGAAGAAATCGTACTCTCTGTCGGGAATGATGTTGTGCCCATATAGCGATTCGGTAATGTTGCCTTCATCGTCGGTATTTACATATAACAGCATTGAATCACCCCTCCAACCATGCTCGTATTTTTCGGAAGTACACATTTCCGTTTGCAATATCTTGATAGCCTTGCAGATATACCGAAACTACTTCCCCAGTCGGGACACCGAGGTCGACGGTTAATATCTCACCCACAACAGCTGCCTGATCCGAGATTCCATTCGTAAAACTTTTGCCAACTAGCAGAATATTGCCGTTCTTAGCAATACGAATTCCGCCCGTGTTACCGTCACCGGTTTTGTAGAACGCCACCTGCATTTTGAGGTATCTGGCAGTATGCTTAAAGGTATAATAGTTACCGGATACTGGCACTGTCGAAGCAGTTGTAAACCAATACCCATTAATGTTCACACCGCTGTCCCGGAACGGAGGATCGTGCATGTCTGTCGCAAACTCGAAGTTCGCAACACCATTGTTAATTAGTTTGTATCCATCTGGTCGCTCTACAGTAAACGCCGTCCCTTTCGCAAAAAAACCATTCGCGTCAATTAAGGAATAATCGGTTTCGCCGCCCCCTCGAACGCTGATATTATTTGCGTCAATCTGCCCGGCAGTCAACACGTCAGTTACCACGCCTTGCGAGGTAATCGCTTGCCTAAACGTTTGACCTCCGTCTGTCGATATCCCCAATCCCGCAGCGTTAAACAGGACTAAAAAGTTCGGATTGTTTTTGTCCCGCGCAATAATTCCGTTATCAAACTCCAGCTCCGTCTGAGCCGACTGCAGCGCTTCGGTCGCCCGCTTAACCGCCGCGTCCAGCACGTTATACTTCACCTTGCCGTCGCTTCCGATAATATCGCTGACTTGCTTCTCCACGCTTGCCCACCGGTCCACCACCGAATCACGAATATTACCGAGCGTAACCGTCGTTCTAATCGGCAGAAGGCTATCCTCCGCAAATTCTTCGTCGATGTCCACCAGTCGAGTCTCAATGTCAATTCCGATTGGCTCGTAGATTAAGAACACGTCGTCGCCTTCAGACGGTACATCATACGGAAAGCCGGCACGGCGAAGGTCCGCAAAGTCAATCGTAATCGATACTTCTGGCTCGTCGATAAGTTCCGCCTGCAACCTCGTATTTAATCCCTCAACTGTCGTATAGCGCTCATCACGTACTGGCTTTGCGTGTCTGATTCCGAAGACAGCCGCGTTCGGCGAAGTGTACTCCGCCTCGACTGCGTACGTTCCGTCCTCGTTTTTCTTTCCGAAGCCCTTAATGTACGTCGATAAGTTGCTCGTCTTGATATCGCGCGTTATCGTTTTGACATTGTAGTTATAACGGAATTGGAAGTCAGTCGCATTACCGATTCGCTGGCGAAAAGTTATGTGCGTGCCGTTTAGCGTGAATTCCGCTCCGTACCGCTCGAGCAGTGTTTGGAATAGGGCAAGCCGGTTTTCGTCGCCGAAGTTTTCGAAGTCCTGTGCATAGAACTGGTCGACGATGGACCACGTATATTCCGTGTCACCGAGTACGAATTGGACCGCTGAGGCGAACGTCATTGAACCGGAGTGAAGCGCGTAAACATGATCGTCAATTAAGTCGAAAAACGTGTGTACCGCGATGACTTCTTTAATAAACGTGGTGCCCCTCGACTTTTCCGCGATTTGTTTAATTCGATAAGGCTCGCCGTCGAAATCGATAACGGATTCCTCGGATACCATCGGATACGAGTGCGCGTTTTGCTCCGTCGGTAAAATTAAAAATGCCAACGTTTTTTCTCCGTTGACATTACGATATCTTTTTAACCCTTTATACCCGGTTAATGCCTCTGTATTCCCGTTTATATCAGTAATAATGAGCAAGTTCTCACCGCCTTTTTTGCAGATAAAAAAGAGCCCTGAAGGGCTCTCGTTAGTGGGTACTTATTCCGTTTTCGCTACGATTCTTTATTGTGCTTCTATTTCTCCATCTAATTTAAGCAAAAATATTTTCCGCATGTTTCATGTTCAATGATTTCTTTTTCCTTTTCAAAATCTATGAAAGGACTAAATACTTCCACGTAAAAACCTGTTCGTTTTTCCAGAAGATAAAAATTGTTTAATTTGGGTCGCTTTACTATTTGAAATAAATCTGACACAAGTAGCTGATGTTGAATTTCTAAAAACACCGGAGTCAAAATACATTTTTCCTTAAAATCATATTTGAAGTTACAACGAGCAAATTCTTCTTCTATCATTTGAAAGATCTTAATGATGGCTTGTCTTCCCGTAAGTGGTGTTCTAACTGTAGACAAAGTTTTCTTTAATCTTCTGTATAGTTGATAGGTATTCGGATGTGTTTTTCTAATATCGGGTTCATATTTCAAAAATTCATCAGAATTTCTATAAAAAGATTCCACCAATGTAAAGGAATTCTTAATAAAAGTAAGCCGATCATCTGGAAGAAGGTTAGTTAAATAGTTTTGTAGAAAGTTGATATTTTCTTTTTCGTGCATAACTTTTAACTCATTCATCATTGGATATAAAAGTACATGTTGAGACAGGTCTTCAATACTTTGGAATAAATCTTCATCCAGATTATCATATTGTATTTCAATACTCCTATTTATTCTAGGAAACCCTATCAAGAAAAACTCTGCATGTATTAATTCATGTAACAAAATTGCCTCTTTTTCTTCATGAACTAAAGGGAGAGTTATTTCAATTTTTTTACTACTGTAATCCACATAATGGGAACCCAGACCCTCTTCATTTGAAGTATCTTTTTCGTAAATGTTTAAAGAATAGCCCTTACTTATTGCCATCTGCTTAATGATTTCTAGTTTTTTTTCAATTGATTTATTCATTAATAAGATCACTTCTTTTTAATACCATCTTAACAAATTAAGTTATACAATGGTATACGTTTGAATCAATTTATATTTCACAAGTTCTTCCGAAAGTGCATTATTGATTGTAAAAAAATACCTCTCTGATAGAATGAAAGATGTTGAGCCTGTCATTTTTCCAGAGAGGAGGATATTTTTGTTAATTATTGTGGACACCTACTAACTCAAGCCTATTTCGCAATCGTTCGCTCTTCGGTGTACGTGCGATGCAACCACATATTATTATCATACCCAAGGAGATTATGAATGACAACCAAAGCATCAGTTTTTAAAAATATAGATGACACCTTAAAAACAGTTGAAATTGCATTGAAAGATTTAAAAAATGAAATTCCAGAAAGACGGATTGCATCAATAAGAAACATAATCACTTTTGGAAGATCTGTTACATTTGCAATTCAGAAATTGAAAAAACACGTTGATGGCTTCGACAATTGGTACAAACCTAAACAACAAGAAATGATTTCAAACCCTCTTTTTAAATACTTTAAGGATATTCGAGATGAAATCATCCATGAAGGAAAACTCAATACAAATGTTTCGGTAAATACGACATTCTTTAGCCCTTTATTCTTGCAGTACATGCCAAAACCACCAAACCATTCAAGTTTCTTTTTAGGTGACCAAAATGGTGGTTCTGGATGGATCGTTAAAAATGACGACGCTGAAGAAGAAAAATATTATATTACTTTAAATAAAGATTTCGTTGATGTCCAGTTAAGCTTAGAAGGACTTCCTCAAGATCTTCCATATGAAGATACTTCAATCTTAAACTTGTGCACCATTTACTTTGACTATTTAAAGAACCTTGTTGTTGAAGCAAAGGAGCTCTTTTCTTAACTAATTATCAAAACCCGGTAATAAATTTAACCGGGTTTGTTTTTATTTTCATTTGGTGAGTATCATTTTGTTCCAACTGCGCATTAGGCATCTATTGCTCCAAACGATTTCCAAGTTCCCGGTGTTCCGGCTGTCGTGCAAATCCAACCCACTTTACCTCCAGCGACTGGAGCCGTATTATAATAAATATCACCTACTGCCCATGTTCCTGTTGTAGGTGCCGCTGTACCAAAGTGATGTCTTTTTCCACCTAGCTTCATATAATCTATATCATCAATGTAAGCTCTTGAAAGTTTAACAGCGTTTTTCAAATAACTGCTACTTCTTTGAGTGCCGATAGATGGAAGACTCCACACATTTGTTCCGTCCGTTACAGTGCTTTCACCGTTTGCAAAGAATAGAAAAGGATTGCCCCCGCCTAAATAATGAGGTGCAAGCGTTAATATCGTTGCTCCTTTGCTTTGGAAATTTGAATCCAATACCATAGAAACTTTATCGCTGTAATCAACCCTAGTGTAATATTCAAAAGTTCCGGTGGATGGTGCTAAGAAAGTAGTATTAATCAATTTGAAGCTTCCGTTAAACTTAAAACGTAAACCGATCTTTTTGAAATCTTCAATGTTGCAGTTTAGTAGCGTGATATTGAAAATGGAGTTTTTTCCGTCCGTTGCTACATCTTGACCGAAAACACCCCAAATATCTGCGTTGTCCACTCCGTTACAATTTATCAGGGTAGCTGAACTATAGACAACGTAAGCCGCTTTCCCGGTTGCTACCGAGTGAACATAACAGTTTTCTAGTAATGTGGTGTTTCCACCTTCGATTTCAATTCCATTATCTGCAACGAAATCAACTTGTATGTCCGTGAACCGACAAGAAAACATGTTAGGAATATAAACGCCTTTTCCTCTAAATTCACGAACAAAGATGTTTTCAAACACGCAATTCATCGTTTCTTTCGTGCCTGAATTGATTCCAATGGCATGATAACCACTGTTAGTATTCGTGATTAGTCCTGCATCTCCTTTTATCGTCATATCGCGCAATTTAAAATTATTTATATACGTATCTGTTGGGGAAACAAATCCAGAACAACCGATAAACTGAATAATCGTTTTGCTTTTGCCGTTTCCTTTTACTTCTACATTTGATTTAACGAGGATGTTTACAGTGCTTTTCAGCGTGCCTTTGGGTAAGTAAACAACACCGCCACCATTTGAAGCTACAAAATCAATTGCCTGCTGCAAAAGTGAACCATGGTCGGATACACCTGTGAAATCAGCCCCATAATCTTGCATTAAATCAATTGCGATATTGTTTAATTGTTTCGCACTTTGGGCCAAATTCGAAGTAAGGTCGTTCAGCCGATCGCCCAGCACCGGAAACCCTCCGCGAGAATCAACCACCTCGCTTGGCTGCGGTGTTCCTACGATTAAATCATCTACTCGTTTTTTCTGCGCTTGGATATCAGTGTCCACGTCGTCAAGCGCTTTGTTTAACGTATTACGGAATATGCGGTCAAACGCGCTTCCTAAAGTACCATACTTTCCCACGTAGCCGCCTCCTTTATAAATAATAAAATCTAAAATCAAAACTTAACGTAAATAATCCGCTCGCACCCGTTATGACGAAATCGTTCCATCCAGGCACTATCGATATTACTTTGCGATTAGTGTCACGGAATATTGACAGCCCGTTCTTCGTCGACTGAATGCTATCTAGTTTTACGCTATCGCCAGCAGTGGTTACGCCTGTATACGTCCATTCCTCGCCAGTCGTGACGTTCTGGATTTTCAAATTATTGGACGCCCCTGTGAACGTAATGACTAACGGGTGTTGGCGTGGATTGACCGTCGTATCTCCGAGGTTATAAATTCGGAACGACGACGTTGTATGCGTATAGACCAATCCGTCGTCTATTATGCCTTGCCCGATTTGCCATAGTTCCGTATCGAATGTCAGAGGGTCCAGCGTTGTTCCGATTGACTCTGCGTAAGGTATTGCCGCCGTGAAATCAACGTCAAACCGGCCTTTTTTAGCAGTTAATTGCTCTACAGAAAATCCGTTTGACCGAACTTTCCACCGTTTCCCTGGTTCGCGTGAGTCTATCAGATAAAACTCCTCTACTCCCGCAAAGATTCGAAATACCTCGTTTCGTAATAACGCGAAGTCAATGCTATCCACGGCTGACATATAAAAAGATCCTCGAAGTTGTCTCGAATCATATACCGCGCCTAAGTCGAGGGTTCCGTCTCTTCCTTCGACAACCTCGGTATAAACACGGGGCGATGGCGCATCAATCTGGAAGTCTAGCGTTTTAATTCCGTAATCAGCCAAGTTATACAAAGCGCCAGTTAAGCGCTGAATTGCGATTTCCATCGTTTTACCTCACCCCGTTGAATCGTAGTTTAAGTCCTAGCCGGTCGTTTAGTCCGCGTTCGACGAAGTTAAGCATGTCGTTTGCGTCTTCCTCTGAACCTGTACCGTTATAGTTGAGCGTTAAGTTAATTGTCGGTCCTGCATTGGCTGATTGTTGTCCTCCGCCAATCATTCCTGCTATCGCTTCTGCAAACGGTCGCATACGACTCTTATTCGATAGTGGTACGATAGCTTCATCGCCACCATTTTCGCCGACACCTACGATTGTTCCGCCGTTAGAACCTTTGACAATACCGCCACTTGCAAACCAATCAATACTGAATGTTGGTACTGAGACTGCGGGGATACCACCCTTACCACCAAACAATGTCTTACTTCCCACATTGATTTTAGGTAGTTTTGGTTTTGGAATAGAGATATTCATGTTGCTAAAAGCACTCTTGATTGTCTCTACAACCCCAAGTATTGTTTCTTTTGCTGATGTGATAGGACTTGTAATCTTCTCCTTAATGGAAGAAAAGATTTCAGAAGCCTTCTGCTTGGCACTATTAAATTTGTCAACAATGCCGTCCTTCAAAGCCTGTGCCTTTTCAACTACACTATCTTTCAAGGAAGTCATCTTTTCAACTACACTATTCTTGAATTCAATGACCTTCTGCTTTGCACCCTCAAAGGATTCAACTGCCTTATCCTTGATAGATTGCCATGTTTGCTTCAACCACGCAGAAACCTTATCCCAATTTTTCCAAAGTAGAATACCTACTGCAATCAAAGCACCAATAGCAATTGCAACCCAAGTAATCGGGTTAGCTAGTAAGGCTGTATTGAATCCCCATTGCGCCAAAGTTGCTAGTAAAGTACCTGTCCTTAAAGCACCGATTAATTTAGTAAAAACACCGATAGCAGTGTTAATTCCCGTAATCATATTAAAAGCTAAGAAAGCCCCAGCTAACCCACCTAATGTAGCAGTTACAAGTTCTGCGTTTTCTTTAATATAGCCGAGTGTTTCTTTGAAACCTTCGAATAACGATTTAGCAGTTTCCAGACCACCTGTTTCCTTGAATTTATCCCACAGAAATTGAAGACCGTTTTTTAAATCTTCGAATGCTGGTCCGAAAGTATCTTTCATGTAGCTGCCAAAAGTTGCAAATCCTTCTTGTACAGCCTTAATATCAATGCCTTTAACAGCTGATGTTAAGCCTTTTAACTTTTCGTTAACAAACTCAAGAATTGGACTACCAAACTCTGCTAACAATTCTGACCAGGTGTTCTTTAAGTTGGCGACTGTGTTGGCATATGAACCAGCTTCTCTTTCACCTTGCCCCACAACACCCGCGCTTGTATGTTGTCTTACGGCCTCTTGAACCTTCAATTGTTCCTGCTGAGCTACTGATAACTCATCGAATTTCTTTCCATACTCTTTTAATGCTATATCGTTCATCATGGTAGCAGACAGGTTAACCATGGCTGTGTCCAAACTGTCATACTCACCTTTGATACCACCCATAAATCTTGCTGTGGTGTCCTCCATACTTTCATTAGCAAAAGCATTGGCGTCAACAGTTGCGTTTAAATAGCCTTTAGCTAAATTATGCGCTTCACCTTCTGCAACACCTTTTGATTTTAAGATTGCTACGTACTGCATGTAGGTCTTTTTCAACTCATTTGGGTGTTTACCCCATGCTTTACTCATGTCTCCGAGGTACTTGTCTGTGTCGTCTTTCATGCCGCCCATGACTTGCGAATACTGAGAGTTAAGTGCCTCGAGGTCGGCTGTAGTCCCTAGGATCGTTTTCCCGAATCCAACTACAGCGTCAACTGCGAAGGCTGCAGCAATAGCAGCGCCAATTCCTTTTAACGCATTTTTAATTCCGCCAGCACTTTGGGTTACTTCCGTCTGGACATCATTCATTGCTCCGCCAACTTCGTTTCTTACGCCGTTTAACTCGCTTTCGAGTTGTCCCATCGCCTGTCTAAACCCGCTAATATCTGCGTCAAACCTGACGATAATCTCTCTTTCAGACAAAAAGCCTCACCTCTTTTCCAAGCAAAATAAAAAGGCTTAAAATAAGCCCTTAAGGTAGTCTAATTCAGCTTTTTTCTGTACTTTGGTGACTCTTCCTTTGCTTTCTTCTTTGCGATCATCGAACATCTTAATCCTTCGACCTTTCTTAACGCTTGCATACCCTGTAGCGAAAGCAAACGCAGTAAGCTCGTAATGTTCTCGTTGGTCCTCTAAGTAATACTCGTTTAACGTCATTATTTCGCCAGGCGTATACTCATCCAGCGCACCGTACGGAAGTTTCAAGCGTACCGTTGCGATATAGAGTAACCGCTCTCCGTCAATAAGTCCGTTAATTTTTCGAGGGAGGCTGGGCTTTACCGCCAAACGCAAACCGAACCGCTTCGCCTACTTTTTTCGAAAGCTCTTCAAAACCATGCTTCTCAATTACTGCGTCCATGATATCGCCGGTTTGTTCAAGCGTTAAGTCCTTATCTTCCCATCTTAATCCGACATGAATCATCGTTCTTAAATCTGCGAATCTCATACCCTCGTCTAAAGCCATGACCGAGCGACCTAGCTGATCCTCAAGTTCAATCATTTGGTTCGAACTAAATTTAAGGTTCCTTGCTTTATCTGCGTCAATTAATACTGTTTTAGCCAATCTATAAACCCCCTTCAATATTTTAAAAAAAGAGAGGCCGAAGCCCCTCGTCCAGTTATGCTGTGATTTTGTTAAGTGCCCCGTCGCCCAATAGTGTTATTGAATACGTTGCAAGGTCGTCATACGGGACGTCAACTGGGAAGTCAGTGATGATTGCAAAACCCTCGTATTTATTACCTCCAGCCGTAACCATTTGGACTTTTACCTTTTCGTCATTCATAAATGCGTCCTCTAATGCTGTGTAACCTGCATCAGTTTCTACGAGTAGGCCTTCGCTGGAAAGTTCCCAGTTCTTAAATCCGACCTCGTTTTCTAACCAACCATCGGAGTCTTTAGATGTTCTGTCAAACGTGTCAGCACCGCGACTTAAAGAACCTCCACGCTGTCCGGCTACTTTTGTCCAAACTGGAACTCCTTCGGTACCCGTATTAACGTTTATGATAAAATCAATGCCTTTTGCCATTTATTAAACCTCCTGTAATCTGTATTCGATTTGGGTTATTCCGTGGTATACAATTGAGTTTCCATCTTGTTCTTTTAATGTCTGATTCAAGTCCAAAGCACTAAATAAAACAACAAAACCGTCTACGATTAGAGGCGCATCGATCAAGGAGGTTTTAATGAAATGATTCATTTCCTTAACTTCCTTTGCAGAAATTGATTTACTCCACGTATGGACGGTTATTAAATGGCTTGTTATTTCTTCTACTTTTGTACTTATATCAAGAAGCGTTTCCTCGCCGATAGTAATAAACGGCATGGCTACGCCTTGTTGAAACTGGTCGTATACTTTGTAATCCCCACTCTTCAATGCGTTATTTACCGAGCGCTGTAGCTCTATAGAAGGTATCATTATTGATTACCCCCGTTCTATTAATCTCTCGAAATGTTCTTTAGCCTTAAAGTACGCAGGCGTCATAAACTGCTGAGCTTCTTGTTTTGACGTCCCATACTCGACGAATAGCGAATACTCAGCGTGAGAAATGACTTCCGCACTAAGTCCGCCATCCTTAATATGTGTTTTTATGCTTCCCCGTAAATACCCCGTATCAACTGGCGCCAGTGCCTTTGCTTGCGCCTCTAACAAGTAAGCCGACTGACTAACGGCTTTTTTCGCAGCCTTCTCTTGATCCTTTTCGATTTGCCGGAGACCGCTTATGACGTTGTCTAACCCTTGGATATACCGTGACATTACAACGCCTCCAGTAGCATAAAGATGCGTCCGTGCTTATGGTTTTTAACCTGGCGAACAACATAAGTCTCACCGTTGATTTTGTATCGGTTTTTATCGTTAATTCCAGCCTTCGTTATGACTTTAACAATCTTATTCGATACGAAACCGTAGGAACGAAGCTGTACTTCCGCTGATACTGGTGCGACAACCGCATCAATCTCCACGCCGGATTCAACCCAGTCCGTGGAATCAGCAAAACCGTCGTTAACTTCGACAGGAACAAGTTCCTTTACCTTGTCGTCATACCGCATGGCTATAACATCCTTAAGCGATTGGCACCGCGAGTATCGCTGTATTGATCGAGATAAGGCATATACAGACGGAAAACATCATCGTGGTAAGTAATTGCCAGTCCTTCGATAGATTCCGATGAATACCCTTCAGACCCAAGTTGATTGTATTTCGCAACAACCACGGACTCTGTGACGAAAGATAGTTCGGCCGGCACTTCGGACAGTTTGGTATAATTACGGATGGCTTGCTCTGTATGTTCGATTAAAACTTCGAGGACTTGGTATTTTGAAACGTCGGTGATTCCAAGTAACGTTATTACGTTATCTATCGCCGCCATGACTATTCACCCTTCTTTTTAGCAGGCTTCTTCGGTTGTGGCTCCGGTTTAGCGACCGCTTTTGCTTCTGCTAATTTCTTTAACTGATAATGTAAAAGCATTAAATCACCCCATCCATAAAAAGAGCAGTTACCCGAAGATAACCGCTCATAAATATTTCTTACTATTAAGCAGTGATAGTAATCTTTACAGCTTTAGAAGCGTCACGTAGGTGAGTAGCAAAGTGTTCATCTGCCGAAACAACAGTTGCTTTCGCAAGGATGTCGCGATCAGTTTCAACTTGTACGTCTTTAGACAAGTAGAGTGCTACTGCTTCAGGCTTAACAATATAAGCAGTTCCAGAAGCAACACGATTAGAAACTAAGACTTGACAGTCATAAATAGCGTTATCTTCTTTAACGTAAGCTGGGTCTTTCTTAACGTTTGCTAATTGGTTAGGGTTGATAAGAAGGTACTTTTCGCCGTCTTGGTCCTCGCCGAATAAAGCTAATCCGCCTAATACGCCGTCACCAGTAACTTTTCCGCCAGCAGCAGTTGCAAATGTAAGAGTCGCAGTTGCTAAAGCTTCGAACATTTTCTTCTCTACGCCACTAGCGATAGATTTTGTTAATTGATTTTCAGCTTCTCCAACGGGGTCGCCGAAAGAACCTTTTGCAGCTTCGTCAGTGATATTTACTGCTTTACCTACTTTAATAACTGGAATGTCTTCGCTTGTTTGGTTTAGTAAAGACGGGTCGATTGCTACGCCTTCAGCAATTACGTCAGCATCGCCGATGTATGCGTATTTAGGTACGCGAATAGTTCCGGATTGTTCACCTTCGAAATTTTCTACGTATGCCAATGGTAATAATTTAATTGCGTTTCCTAATTTTGCAGATACCGCACCCGCAAATACCTCTGCATTGATTAAGTTTGTAGTTTTAGTTTGTGCCATAGTTAAATTCCTCCAATTTGTATGGTGCTTCTTTTATGTCTAGCCCGAAAGACAATAAAAATAGCCGTCCTATTGACGACCGATTAATCGTTTATATAAGTCGGGGTCTTGGTTATAAATCGCCATTCGTTGCGCGTAATTCATTTTCGCAAAATCCTCTGCCTTAATTGTTGCGCTTGTATTTGCACTTTTCGGAGTTGATCCTTTTAGTCGCTCATCGACTGCTTTTTCAATCGCCTTTTGCCACTGCTCTTTGAATAGTTTTATGTTTTCGCTAATCTGCTCGGCTGAATCGCTCATCACAAATTCACTAAACTCTGCCGGTAACTCCTCTGATTGCAGCGTTTTAACCGTCTGCAGCTCGAGCTTTTCGCGTAAAAATGACTTGCGTTCGTCTTCAAATGCCTGCTTTTGCTTATCGAATTCCAATTGTAGTCGTTCCGCCTCGGTCATTTTCGCCAGTTTCTCTGCTTCCGTACGCTCTTTTTGTATTTTCTCAGTAACTTCTGCTTCCCATTTCTCTCGAGCAGTCCTTAATGCTTGCGTAACTCGTTTGTCAGCCGAAGAATCAATCATTTTCTGCAATTCTTCTCGTGATACAGTTACTTGCTCGTTTGTTTGCGCCTCTTCAGTTCCTTGCTGGCCCTGTTGATTCGCATTATCTGTTTCAGTTGTATTAGTTTTTGTAGTTTCACTCATAATTTTGATAACCTCCGATAGTCCTCAAAGTTGCCGAAGCCCCTACGAGTCCAAGTTTGGTAGATTTGGATTCAGTTTTACGTCATGAACCGCTTTGGACGAGTGATTCTTTCCATTCCTTATACGTCATATCTTCAACAATATAATTACGACCAGTTTCCGGGTCCCTCGCACGTCTTGCTAACCCTTCAATTTCGGGGATATGTGGTATTACAGTCGTTCTGCAGTTCGGATGATAAGGCGGATAAGTCTTTCCGACCACTCTCTCCGATACTTTGTAAACATTTCCGTCCTGCGATTGACAGATACTACTAGTCTTTGTGTCTAGCGTTGCGAGAACTCGATAACTTTCCATGCCATTCGCTTCGTATCCGCGAGCCGCTCCTTCATTTAATACGAAGTTAGCTTCGGTACGAATAATGCGCTCAGTATTCCGAGCCCCAGCGTCCGTCTTTTCGTTTAATTGCCGGCTCATCGTTTGAATAGATGTTCCTTGAATTAGCCCTTGCTTCAATATTCCGGTCATTTCTCGGACCATCTTGTCGCGATTCACCCAAATACGCGAGCTATAGTCATCGCCAGACCAAGGATATGCGATAACTTGTTTTATTGCGTCCTCATTTATTGCCTGGACCGTAATAAACGCTCCGACTCCGGCTTGAACAGCGAACGCAGTCTGTAAATATGCTTCCGTAAGGGTTTCGCCCAGATGTTCGGCAACAGTTGCGTCAACTTTAGAAGCAAGCTCGATAGTCCGTGCTGCTATTTCATCCGATAAAGCCTTCAATCGAGTCACGCGAGCAGAAGAGACTAGCTTTTCTATTTCCGCAAGCGCCACAAGGTTGCCAGTCTGTTGAAACATCTGCCTGTAACTTGCAATTCGTTCGCGATAACGGCTTAAGTCAGCGCCATGCAACGCGAGCTCTGCTTCTTGCAAGGTTAAAACATTATCGGTCGCATACCTCGAATAGAAGGCACGCAACTGATCGTCGATGTCCGCCTTCGCCGCATCGTATTCTTTCTTCAACTCCCGATATACCTTCGTTGAATTACGGTCGATATCGTTTTCTAGTTTCTCGGCGCGTTCTTGCCAATACTCAGCGCTTGTTTTCGCCATGTGTATTCACCTACTCGCCTAAGGTAGCGTAGTCGTTGCTTAATTCGCTCTCGGCCTTCTTGCGCTCCATCTCCGCCTGGACATTGTCGACGAAAGGTAATTGCGACAATAACGTTTGCTCGGACACGATTCCGAATAACTCTTTAACTGACGTAATTTTCTCCGCAAGATTGACCGGCAGGTTACGTTCAAAGTGCAGCGCGATATCCGTGTAGTTGAACGACTGCCCTTTCGTGTTCAAGATGTTCGTGATTAATTTAATTCGCTTCTGCAACGCCTTTTTAAAGAAGCGCTCCTTTGTAACCGCTAATTGCTCTAGCGCCATCAATTTATAGCGAATGGCAATGCCGGACAAGTCGCTCGTAAATCCTTCCGCCTGCATGTCGGCCACTTGCGCAAACTTATGAATGTCGCGCTCGAGTCGCACTTTATATGTTTCTAGCGTTTGGACATCTGCCTCTTTGACTAGGAATTCCGCCTTTCCGTTTTCGCCAAGTAGCATTACTCGATTCTCTTTCATAGCGATGATGTCTTCCGGCTCAGCCGTCAGCCCCGTTAAAACGAGGTAGCAGTCGCTGAAATATTCGAGCATGTTCGAGTGGTCCGACACCGCATTATCGTAAGCGTCAAATAACGGGATGAGTCGTTCCCAGTCTCCGATAAGCTCAACGTTGTTACGATAGACAACTACCGGCACGTCTTTGAAGTAGTGCTGCTTTCGGTCCGCTTCGTAAAAGCCGTCCTTGTCCTCCAGGTAGTAAACAACCTCTTCCTTCGTGTATAGCTCCGCATGGTTCGCAATTTCACCGCTTACATAATCCTTGCTAGCGTAGAATCGAACAGCGCCGATAATCTCAGGATCGATTGAATCATCGTAAATAAGTACGAGGTCTTTCGTGTCCAGTTGCGCAAACCTGATGTCGTTGTTCTCATTCATATAAACGAGCTCGGCCGACCAGCCTGCGACACTTGCTTGCTTCGAGTGCTGTGCGTTGATGTGCGACTCGTCATTGCGTTGGAGAATGTCTCGAATCGTAGCCATTAACGTTTCGTCGTCGCTTGTGTACGTTACTGGCGCCCCCATAAAATAGCCGTTCACCGTGTTCGTGATATAGGTACCGAATGGATGTACGATCTTATTGTTCGGCTTCGTGCGATCTTCCATGGTTCGGTTAAGTATGTCGTGCTTTCCGCTGTAATAGCGATTCAATTTCTCTATGCGAGGTGATTCTGCGAGCTGGTAATCCGCGATAACTTGCTGAATAAATTCCGGATTATCTGCAACGGATATGTCGCTCACTTTAACCGGTTCCCACATTCGCAATCGCTCCTTTCGTTGTTTAGATTCCAAATAACTTTGCGCTTAGTACGGTTAGTCTATTGTTCTTGCGGAACGGCTCGAGTGAATACCGCAGCGCATCGATTAAATGGTTGTAATTGTCCATCGGTTGATTCGTGTACTTGCCGGTGGCCTTGTCCTTTTTGTACGAGTAGTTCTCGAGCTCGTCTATTGTATGAATGCACGAAGGATGGACGATGATATCGAACTGCTGGACGTACTGTATGCCGGTCATAATGGAGCCCGCGCCCTTTGACGCAGCTTGAATCCGGTACAGTCCATAGCCGCGCAACTCATCGATTGACTTACGCTCAGCACTATCGGCCACTATGCGTTCCCTGGCGTAACCCATCTCGGTCACACGCTGAGCCAGTTCGTTGTTCAGCAAGCCGTGCTCGTAAAGTTCGTCGAAGATGTAGAGCTTGCGATTCTCAACGTCTACCAGCGAACATATCAGCGTTGACGGGTCCGAGATGTAACCGAAGTCCATCCCTACCGCCATCTCTAGCGCGTTGTTCTGCTTCATTAGCGAGGCCGTAGTGAAGTCTTCGACCTTCCAGTTATCGAATACCTTGCGCCCCATAACGCCCCAAGAACCAAGCGCATAGACGGCGTATTTGACCGGGTCACGGTCCTTTAATTCCTCGAGAGAAGCGATGTACTCTGCGTCAAGGAATCGGTTATCTTTGTAAGTCGTATGGCATATCGTAACCCCGTCGAGAGGGTTATCGAAGAACTCGCGTTTAAGCCAGTGCAAAGAGCTGATCGGATTGAATGATAAGTAAAAGCGCTTCTTACTGGCACCGCCACGAAGACGTAGCTTTAACTGGCCCCATAAGTCGTACGATATCTGCGAAGCCTCTTCGACCCAACACATATCTACGCTACTTATCGAGAGTAACTTCGTCTCGTCATCGCCACCTTTGAAGATAATCTCGCTGCCGTTTGGAAACTTAATGCTCAGCGTTGACTTACTGATCGATAAGAAGTCGGTTATCTTGAACACGTCGAACACCTGCAGAAACTCCGTATATACTGAGTCACGTATTGAGGCGAACGTCTGTCGCACTACGAGTAGCTTCGACTTCTTCTTCAGCAGGTCGAGCGTTAGCTTCATCGCAAGGAAACGGGACTTGCCGGAGCCGGCGCCACCGTAGAATATGTTGTATCGATTATCGTTGTCCAGGTACGGCAAATAGGCCGAATTGAACATCGACCTCTTAACGTTTAAGTTAATATTTTGCGACATGGCGCCACCTCCTCCCGTTTATTTGCGCAACAAAAAAAGCCGACCTATTGGCCGACCCTTAACCCGGAAATAATCACGGGAATTATGCGATAGTTTATGCAATCCTTGCGACTCATCGGTCGTATTACATCCTCTACAAACCGCATTAAATCAACGATGTATAAAAGATTGCATTTCGTCGTAATTTACGAAACGAAAAAACGTTGATATAGAGCGTTTTATATTTTACAAAATTACGTAAAACGGTGATTATGCGCCGTTATGTTGATTATTTATTCATTCGTATACAATCCGTTAGGCATTAGAATTGTCTTCGTCTTCGTCGTCTTCTAGCGAAACATTAATCGTTACTTCGCCCGTATTTTCGATACGATCAGTAAATAACGTATGATACTTTCCTAGTAATTCCAGCGCGCGCATTTTCTCGCCGCCCTTAATCGACTTTAATGCGTCCAATTGTTCCGGCGTTAGAAACGCAATCGATGCTAGCTCGTCGAGAATACGTTCTGCGCTTATATCTGCCTTAGTCATCTTCTTTTCGACTCCTTTCGATACTGCTTCCGCAATATGAGGTTTTTTGAGGAGCTCATACCCTATCTCTGCGGCCGTTTTCGGGCTGTATCCCGCACGTTTAGCGCTCTCTGTAGCGTTGAGTGTGCCGATGTAATACTTAACAAATAAGCGCTGCCGTTCGTTAAGTGTCGGCTTTTCCTTCGCCATGTCCTATCGTCCTCCTTTACGCAAAATTAACGCCAAGTAATCGATCCGGCGCTTTTACATACTAAAAAAGCACCCCGAAGGATGCCTCATTAATTACTTCGTTTCTAAGTGATCTAATATCGCTAAAATTTCTTTCTTGTCCTGTTTCAAGATTGCAATTTCACTGTCGACATCGCCTAACCTATTTGAGAACTGTTTCAGCAATTCGCCTCTAAGTTTATTCGGTATTTCCATCAATATCTGATACCGCATAGTTAATACGTCTTGTTGATAGCGTGCTTCATTAATCTTTTCATCAATATCTCTTAAATCTTCTTGTAAGCTTGTCATCCAGTTTACTATTTCCTCGCTGCGATTAAACTGCACAAAAACCACCTCCCCTAGCCGATAAATTTCGCCAAAAAGGAAGGTATTTCCTGCTAGATATCTATTATCTTTTATCTTTATTATCGCATATCTCTTTTCGCATAATATCTTTATCAATATAATCATAGCAATATATGAGCTTGCGAATGTATTGCAATGTTTTATATGTTCTTAGTATCTTAGTTCTTAGTAATATAGTTCTTAGTACTACGTAAAAATTACGTTCAGCTGTTCGTAAAAATTACGTTTACCTGTTCGTAAAATTTACGTTCACCAACTATAGCCACTCTTCCAACTCGTTCTCGACCGCCTGTTCCTCTTCGCGAATCGCATCTAGCACGGCCATCTTGCGCTCATATTCCCGGCAAGCTAACGGAAACTTCGCCTTGAACTCCGCAATGGTTGCCGGCTTCGGAAAGGAATAAACGTGGAAAGGTCGGTTATTGCGGTATCGTCGGTCAACGCTGATCAATCCGACATTCTCAAGCGCAGCAATATGTCGCGCCAACGTCTTGTCCGCCATTGCCAGTTCGACCTGGAGGCGCCTCTGTGACGGCCATGCTTTACGGAAATGCTTATGAGTCTCGTTCGTATTGCGGTGCTGAAATATCGCCCGGAATACGTCTAGCGTTGCGCTGGTCACCTTATAGTCAGCGTAAGTATGTTCGGCTGGCATCCACGGCTCGCGGGCGTCCTTTTTGGCGTGGCCCGTTATCGCATATAGCCCGACCTCGTTCTCATAGCGGACGAATCCGCCTTCGTATATATGATTGTAGTAGTTTTTCTCCACTTAAAAACACTCCTTCGAGTTTATAAACATTCCAGATTAAAGGATTAAATTATTTATTCGGATTGTTTGCGGTATACTCAGCAAGAACGTCTTCGAATTCTTTCGTTCTACGATACTGGTAAAACCTTCGCATTGTATTCTCGTTAAGCCCTACGCAGATATATCGAAGCCCTTTAGAACGTAAAAGGTCATGTAAATTTGTTGAGTAACAGTAGAAAAATTCGTTAGTATTGTTCATTTAAATAGCCTCCGGCTTTTCTTTTTTCGCGTTTTCAGCCTGGCATTTCTTGCAATATGTCTGCAACCCGTCAGGATTTCGTGAATGCTTTGCATACTCTTCGCGTTCTTTTCCTTCGCCACAACAAGGACATACTTTAAAAGTGCAAAGCCCTTCGTCGTTGTATATTCGGACGGCTTTCGGCCTTTGCGTGCGAACTGGGCCACCTTTAATTGAACGTCCAACAAGGTTGACTTCATCCCATCGCGCATGGCAGTTTTTGCATTTCTGCTGCAGTCCGGCATGAGCTCGGTTATCTGCGCGAAAATATTCGGCAGTAGCCAGCGTCATCTTTCCGCATTTTGAGCATCGCTTTCCTACCACATTGCCAGTTGAGTCCTTTAAATGCTCGGTCTTGCGACCTTTCGGCACTAGTTTCAGCTTAACTTGATCCCCGTTTACCGTTTCGCCGTACCAGCCATTTACTGACTGATATATCCATTTATATTCCAACGTTTATTCCTCCTTTGATTTAGCGTAAAATGATGCAAAAGCCGACCATCGCGACAAAATTTTCGATAATGGATTTCGCTGTCGGCGTATGCATCGTTTATTTTCTAACTCGTTTATCCCTTATAGGAAGGGCTATTCCACTTGAAACATATGTTCTTACATGAATTCACCTTTTTTAAAAAGAATAAAATTGACCGGCCCTATTCGCCCTCGCTTCTTCCAAGCCGTGTACTTTGCGCCGCACATGGACTTAGCCCGACCTCGGTAGTCCACGTTATCCATGAACCTTCGAGATTGAAGGGAAAAGCGCAAATATTCGTCCAAGTAACACGTCATCGACCTTCCGTTCGTATAATCGAGGTATACCCGGCCGCAAACCGCGCACTGTTTCCATCGATTCTCCTTAATCCAGGTAAAGTCACGCCAAGTCAGTCCGTAGCCTGGCGCAATGTCCTCTAAAATCCGGTCTAATGTGGCTCGATAATCGCTCAAGTCACTGCGAAAATCGGCAAATTCTTCCCGGAACTCTTCTAAGCTACTAAAACGATCGCCGAGAATTTGATAAAACGAGACGGTAAGGTCTGAATAAAAGCACCGTTTCGCCTCGACATCAAAATGCGATATTTGCTCTACAACAGGTGATTTTGGCATTCGGTATCCCTCCGTTTATTTGTAAATTTTGGCCTTTTTTACGTGCATGACTCCGTCTTTATCCTCGAAAATCACCTTACGACTCCCCACGACCGTACGTCCTAACGCTATCCGGCCCATTTCTTCGTTGTTCATATACGTTGTGTTAAGACGCTTATCCATTCGTTCAAGCTGATTCCACGTATAGCATGGGTATTGTGCTTCCTCAGACCTTTCGTCGATAAACACTGGCGGACCTTCCTCGCGCTGCCTTAGCGTCTCCTCGGCCAATTCATCGCCGTTTTCCGCAAGCCAATGCAGTAATTCGGTATTTATATCAGCCGGAATGTGATATATCGCCGCCTTGCCGTCTCCGACCGCGCTCAACCATTCGGCAGGAGTATATTTAACACGAGGATAAACCGGCAATTCCTTCGTCTTATAGCCCATCAAAACTGCCGCTATTTTCTCGATTGCTTCTTCCGTTGCGTCAATAAGCACGTGTGTCTTAACTTCCATTAGTTTTGCTGCTTGGCGATAGTTGAGTTGCGCATAGTAGATAAGAGTGATTGTCTGGCGTTCTATTGGCGTAAATATATCCGTATCTAGCGCCATTTCAAGGTCTGTTATTAGCGTTGTAGCAGAAGGGTCGAACTTGTAACGGCTACGCTCCGCAATTTCGAATACCGATTTGAGCAGACGCTCTATTCCATATGAATCTCGTAAATATGAATTCTCAATAACTTCTGCCTTACTTTGTACGTTTGAGCCTGATCCCATTTAAAATTCCCCCGTTTTAGTTAATTTTGTAGTTGAAAAAACACGGGGAACGCGATACAATATAGTTGGATAAATATATATGCGCTCCCGTGATAGTGAGCAATTAAGTGAGCTTGATGTTTGCCGACATCGAGCTTTTTGCCGTTTATAACACATCGCTGACAGGCACGATACCCATCTCCGCAAGTAGCTCGTGAATGAATAACCGCCCTTTTTGCGTCCATTGAGTGTGCATTCTCGCTCCGTTTTCTCCGATTGAGAACGTCTTCGACTTTGTTAATCCCTTATTTCTATACTGCTGGTATAAGACCCACTGCCCGCCAACCCTTCGCTGTACACGCTCTTCGTTCAAGATTTGATTCAAATGTCTAGCGCTTAAGCCGTAATCCTCTGCAATTTGTCCGATATTCACTGCATTTTCCGATGATAAAATCGTGTCATAGTACGTAACTTTCGGCTGAACAACGGCTATTTCATGCTCTAACTCCAGCGTCTTTGCTTCCAGTGCTTTGCTGCGTTCTTTTTCTTCCTTAAGACTCGATAATAGACCTATCATAAAATCAGGATTGCCAATCGCTTGCTCAAGCACATTTTCCGTCATATAGGCGCCGTGCTTCCGGATTGTTGGCAGAACTTCGTGAGTTACCCAGCGTTTGAACTGCTTAGCTTCTGGCTTCCGGCTACCTAACACTAGCGAATATAATCCAGGTTCATTGACCAAGTTCGTTTCACCTGATAAGCCCCCTAGATTAAACCTAGTCACCTCGTCATTATCTAACCGTTTTAAAGCATCGGAGGCATTTTTAATTTCTAGGACATCGCATATGTCTTTTGCCACAAACCAGATATCGGATTCTAAAACCACCGTGCGAACAGGATTCTCATGATAATTAAATAGTTTTTGAATTTGTTTCATTTAACTTCCCCCTCAATTTTTAATTTCGTTGATTAATAACTTAATTGATACAAGTTTTTCATCCGTAAGGCCAAACGTCTCAACGACTTTTTTCTGAACATTTTCCGTTAGCCGGCGATCACCCTCAATGGCCGAAATCAACGCATGACTTACGCCTAATCTTTCGGCAAACTTCCTTACAGACAGCTTTCTTGATACTCGTATAAATCTTAGTACCTCGCGATTCATCCAATACCAGCTCCTTCGTAATAAAACGGTCACATCGACCGCGAAAAAAATTTACCTCCTACCCTAAAATACGAGTGAGAAAGGCATCCCGCGCAACCCTTTCAGACCGTATGTCGCGACAGCATGCAAATTCGGGCCGATTTCCGGCCAATTTTCGCTATTTGTAACACGAATGTAATATTTCAAGACACCTATTCCGTCAATAATGTTTGCTGTATCCAAATTTCAGGAGGGATTAGCGTGAAAGAGATTCGTATAGGCAATACGGTAGGGAGAATAGTTTCTCCATTAATGGAGTTAACGAAGGAAGAACGGAAAAGATACTTCGAAGAGGAACTTCGCAAAGGGAATCCAGTGTTAAAAGAACTCGAACGGATCGTAAACGAAAGTTATTGGAGAAGAAACGGAAAGGGTCGGAGGTCCTAAAATTGAAAAAGTCAAAAATCGGAAATGCAACCGTAATAGTACATTCGAAATTGTGGGCGATGACAGACGAAGAACAGAAAAAGTGGATAAAAGAAGAAACTGAAAAAGGAAATCCGGTTCTTAAGGAAATTCGCGAGGCAATAAAAGATTGTTATCGAAAGCGAGATTAAATAAAAATAACGGCTTTCCCGCGCCCGCCTAATTGCGCTGAAAACCGTCTATTTTCCGATATGACTCCCGTTGCAACCCCGAACCTTTGCCGAGGTGTTTGAGGCTCCAGCGGAAGTCATTATATTTGCCCGACCTGCCTAAAACCGTCAGACGTGATTGCCGTCATTGTCTGCGGTGATCGAGCCGTCACTACCCGTTTACCGGCCCAATGTTGCCGCATCAGAACGGGTTAATGTTTATTATTTCGCTTCCCCTATAATTAGATTAACGACAAACTCCGGATTATCAGATGAAAGGTCTTCCGCTCCCTCTTTAACCAAAACGACATCATCCGAACCTTCCATCATCTTGGCTTCAAATAGTTCGACTAAGCCGTATTCATCTACCTGAATGACGATACCGCGTTCTTCAAAAAATACTCCGATATTGGGCCACTCGTGGTCGATTTCATTTTTAAAATAATGCTTAACAGTTACTCTTCTCATGTGTTATACTCTCCCTATCGATATATTTTTTCGAGGCTCAGTCGGTCTGCTCACCGCTGGGCTTTTTATTTTGCAAATTTACATATGAATTCTAGAAATGTACTCTTTGCCAACTGTCCGAAATCAATTTGATCGAAAGATTGGTCTAAATTAATCTCGAATCTTGGACAAGTCGCACGGTCGATGTATATAGTCTCTTGATTATCTGCGACGGGTTCTTCTATGATATAAAACATCGCGTCAGTTTCGTCGTACTTTTCAACTACTATGGCCGGAGATAACACGATTACCTCATCTTCTACCGTACCGAATTGCGGATCATCGCTTGCGCTATATATTGCCTTTATTAATCGGGCCATTTACTCACCTCCTTTAATTACGTTTTGCGTAACTTGTACCTTTATATTAATTCCGTTAAACGTAATTGTCAACACTTGAATTACGATTTGCGGAATTTATTTTTTAACTGTATAATCTAAGTAAGAGAGCGACGGGGAGATGTACATATGAGGAGAGTAGAAATTAAACTTAAAGACCTTCTTAATGAGAGAGGCATAGAGCAAAAGAAACTTGCCGAAATGACCGGCTTAACTGAGCGTACAATAAGCGAACTAGTTAACAACAAGGTAAAACGTGTGCCTAAGGAAGCTCTGGAAAAGATTGCAGACGCATTGGATATCGACAAGATGAGCGACATTCTTACTTTCGTAAACGAAGAAACCGCGGAATAATTCCCGCGGCTTTTTTAATTGTTAACGACTATTTTAACGCCACTTAGAAGCGGTATTGACTTCGCTGGCTGCGCCGTTAACGACTGATTAAATTGCGTAAATGTTTCGGCTTGAAATATCTTAAACGGATATTCACCGTCAAGCGCGTACCTCTGATCCGATAATATTAAGATGTGAGGAAACGGCTTTGTCATAATTCCAGCATTATAAAAGTCGACATAACGGGCCAGTTTCTCCGACATCTGCTTATCGGAATAAAGCGTCTTTTGTACTTCTATAAAAAATGGCGTATTCCTATACATAGCGAAAATATCCGGCTCGGCATTGCCTTTACTGCCATATTTCGGCTCGACCAGAAAAGTTTCAAGCTTGCCGAGTTTCCGCATTTCTTTATATACATTCAAGATTGCGAGGAAATGTCCGATCTTGGCGCTGTTCTTCTTAATCTGCGACTCTGCTCCGAAATAAACGAACGGCTGAAAGCTAGTCGACCTCTGAATCTGTCCGTCTCGAAGTAACCGGAGCAAAACGGAATTTGCTGCCGTTGTAGGATTTTTAATGCCTGCAAAATGTAGTTCGGCAATGCTATCGCGATCCATCACACGGAATCTATTTAAGTCGCGAATAATTGCTTTATCGCGGCTGGTCAACATCGTAAAACACATCCTTCTCGGTTAATTCTTCGGTTTTGGTTGTCGGAATTTCCGACGTACTCGACCTCGCAAACAAATCCTTCCAGCCGTCTATTCGATATGCAGCGAGTATCTTATCCGCCTTCTCTTCCGTTAGATATGGCGCCTGCAGTTCGGTTAGTTCATCGCGTTTAATAAGGAATCGACCTGGCGTTTGCTTGCTAATGCGCTCACTGCCCGGTGTTCCGATTATCTTCGAGTTGGAGGCGTCAGTGGTCCGGAATCCCATTCGCACCGTTAACAGACCGCGAATCTTCGTATCTAGTATGTCGTGTGAAGGTCTTTGTAGCGACAGTATGCAGTAAATGCCTAGCGCCCGACCTAGCGAAACTATTTGAACGAGTTGCTTTTTCATTTCCTTGTCGTCCATGATCATTACGATCTCATCAATCGCAAGCAGGAAAAACGGAGTCTTTTCAGGCACTTTCGTAATGTGAGTGACCCGGTGTTTATTCAACAATTCGCCTCTTCGCTTCAATTCTCCGTGTATGTGCTTCAGCATTCGTGCCATGTCTTCCGGATAAACGCAGACACTTTTGACGTGCTCGACGTCCTTAAACAGAAAGAACTCGCTCATCTTTAAGTCGCCTAGGTAAATATGCAATTCGTCAGGCGTTCTATGCTGTATGAGAGTCGCCAGGATACTCCGGAGCTGTGTACTCTTACCAGCGCCAGGTTCGCCCGACACGAGGCAATTCGGCTCGGTAATGGCGTTATATACCATCCAGTTTCCTGCGCTATCCTTACCGCATACAATCGGCATTTCGAGCCCTTCGAGCTCCGGTAGTATCTTCGAATAATTGTAGGTGAGCTCCTTCGGCAGCTCTCCGTTATTAATCGTTAGGGTAAACCGTTTGATATCGCCATCAAGCTCGACGTTTTGACCGAAATATTGTTCGAATACATAGTAGTTCTTTTGCAAAAGTTTGGGATCGAGCCCATTTGGGAGTGTGAAGGTTACGGTAGTAGAGGTGTCATTGATAGATACATTGCGGATTTTGGGAAGGATTAAGCGTTCATTGCCGTCGCTCATTTTATAGGTTAAGTGAAGTCCGCCACTCTTAAAGGCTTTGACTAGTTTGCTACGCGTTTGTAATTTCGCCCATATGCTCATCGCAGCCACCTCAATAACGCGTTAGTTTCAAGGAAGAAGATAGCGAACAATATTGCAACGATTGGCACTACTAATTTCAGCGTTGTGCTCAGCCAAGTGATTCCGAAATCTTCCGCTGTCTTTTCTAATACAACAATCGTAATGAAGCTAGCTCCAGCGATTAATACTCCCGGTCCAAACAACATTTTGATTCCTCCTAATTTTCTGATAACTAAATTGTCTGATTATTTAAATATTCGCTTGGTTTCCCCGGACCCCCTTCCCTTCCTTCCCGCCTTCGGCTCATTCTTTAACAGATTTTCTTTTTCGCATATTGGCAGCGTCTAAGAGCCTTAAACTGCGGTAATCCTAATGAGTAGTTACTCGTTAATAAACTATGTAGGTACTTCAGTAATATTGCCTGTACCGACTAATTATTTACCGAATTGGCAAAAGACAACCTAAGAATTAGCGCCCTAGCTTGGCGCCTCTTCTGTTAAATAAAAAATGTCGTTGACTGGCCGTTTCACCTTTTCGCTAATCTGCAGCGCGATCTCGAGCGTAGGCTGTCGAGCTTCTTTTTCATACCGATTGTATTGATAGATGCTCAGCCCTAGAAAGTCTGCAAATTCCGTTTGATTCATGCGGTGATCGTGGCGTACTTCTTTGAGCCTGTTGTTTACTGGCATTGATGTCACCTCGTCTATTAATTCGACAAAATGCGGTTTATTTCCTTTTTTGGAGGTGGTTTGATTGATTGAATATATCGTATTTTTTGGGTTGCTTGCTGCGGGTTTGCTGGCATTCATATTATTCCCTAAAGCCGAGCCCATATATAACGAGCGCTTTAAATGCGAAAGTCCAATCGAGCGGCAGTTGTATGACGCATTGGAGAATCGTGGCTATGCGGTAACGTCACAGGTGCCATGCGGAAAGTATCGGATTGACTTGGCGTTAATTGGTCCGCGTATTGCGATTGAGTGCGATGGCAAGGCGTATCATTCCTCGCCTAAAGCAAAGGCTCGGGATCGTCGCAAGGATAAGTGCTTGACGGAGAATGGATGGAAAGTACTGCGGTTTACCGGTCGGCAGATAATGCGTGACATGGGGAACGTATTACAGCGTATTGAGGAAGTAATGAGTATACAGACGAAAAGCCCCGTCGATTGACGAGGCTATTTTTGCGTTTGCTGTTTTTGTAACTTTTCCATCAGCCTGGTTATCGCCAATTTCTCCGCAGCTTCCTCAGTATCTGCGTAACAATTATGTACACCGCAGGTACCATCGTGCGCCATCGCCATGTAACCTTCATCGTACTGAAAAATCCTTAACTTAATCGGTAACCTCTTCGAAATATAAGCCATCGTTTGATCGCCTCACTTTCCTACGTTAAGGAATTCGGTAGGCCCTGGACCATACCTGCGAGGAATTGAGAACGTTGTGTGTCCGTTACTTACCCTTCATTTTTTCAATAAGTAACTCAACTTCTTTCAGAAGATATTCTTCAATTTTAATTTCCCCTAAATATACTCGTTTTCTAATTTTTATTTTAGGTGTAGGTTGTTTCTCCACATTAGTCATCTCTGTAACAATTTTGGATGGCTCTCCGAATGTTCTTCAGCACCGGATTCCCTTTTTCCGTTTCCTCTTTAATCCATTGCCTCAATTCTTCCGAAGTTAGTCGCCACAACTCTGAATGGACCATAACGGTTGTATTGCCCGTTTTCGAAATACTTTTAAACACTTCTTTCCTCAGTCTCAATACTCTAAATCGTTTAAAGGTTTTGGATTGAGTAAGTTCGCTTCTACGGATAAACTTCGTCTTTTTAATCTCCATCGCTATCCCTCCTTTATTTCGCTTATTATATAGAAAGATTGTCTAGCGTGGTTAATCGTTATATTTGCGTCGGGATAGCGTTAAAGTTTGCGAATTGACGTCCGTGCTAGTTCATGTCTACGACCTTCACCGCAGTAACATCATCGAATTTAACGCGCTCGAACTCCCCAGGCTTCGTCTCAATCCGTAGCTGCTTCGTTATAGGGTCTACGTAGTGAATACGCCCTATAACCTCTGAAGTAAAACCGTCATTCCAAACGGTTAACTTTATTGCGTGATTATACTCCATCGCATATACAATACGCAGGTCGAACTCCTCCGTTTGGTACTCATCGAGAATAGGCTTAGCTTGGCGCGCTTGGTCCCGGTACATTTCGCGAGTCATAGCGAAGCCTTCAGGCATAAATGATGCAGGATTCCACTTAATTTTACCGCGGTCACGAATTGCCACATCGATCATCTCCTTCGTATTAATATTACTATTATATACGAACATTCGTTCTGTATGTATAAAAAAATAAAACGCCAGCCCATCGTAAGGCTGACGCATTGTTATAGTTATAAATATTTACGCAAGTTCTCCGCAATCTCTTCCTTATCGAGGTGTAGGTATTGGGTAGTGACGGCGAGATTACTATGGCCTAATGCTTTTGATATCTGCGCAATGTTAGCGCCTTTATTCAGCAATGACTTAGCGAACCCACGTCGCAGTGCATGCGGATTGATATTCTTTAGTCCGTACTGCTTAGCGTACTTATTCAAGCGCTTCTGTATGTTGTTATGCGTGGGGCTATTCGATATGATTCCGCCCTGCTTCGTAATAAATACGTAGTTATTCTTCACGCCATAAGCGCGCCTAACCGCCTCATTCTGTTTTATCAGAACGGTCAGCAGCCGACAAAGCGTATCATCGAACGGCAGTAGGAGCTCGGAATGATTCTTCATAATAGCGCCATCGAGTCGGAGCAGCTTCGCGCTAAAGTCTATGTGCTTATTTTCGAGCAGTACGATCGTGTTAATCCTTATGCCCGTCTTATACATCAATAGCGTGGCCGTGGCATCGCGTAATTGCACGAAGTCACCTAAATCTAGTACCGATAATAAAACCCGAATATCGCGCTCTGTGGCACCCTCTTTAATGCGCCCGTCGACCTTAACGTTAATCTTTTTCCAGAAGCGAGTCGCTATCCATCCGTTGTCAAAGCACCGCGACAGAAACGCCTTGAGGCACTTTACGCGAGTAAGCTTCGTTTGATTGCTTACGTCCATTCCCTCAAGCCAATCGTAAACATGGTCGGATGTGATTTCGTCAATGAACGTGAGCCCCGTGGCTGCTTCGAAATGCTTGACATATATGCCGTAATCACTAATAGTGCGCGGGCGATTTCCGCTTATCTCCATCTGGCGGACGATGGTTGCCAGCGCCCTCTCAATCGTTAAACGCTCCGCTTCCGATGTGGCTTTCGGAACTGGCGCAGGTAATGGCGCGAACAAATCGCCTAAATTTTCCTCGATAATAAAAACGTCTTTCTTTTTTGGCAA